CGCATCGAGGCCAGTTCCTGGAGGACCGCATGAGCGAAGAGACGAAGACCTCTCTCGACGCCTTCAAGCGCATGTTCCAGGACAGCCAGGACCTCAACGGCGACGCCCGCACCGAGGCCCTGGCGGATATCGACTACTACGACAGCGACCAGTGGACCGACGCCGAGAAGGCGACGCTGGCGCAGCGCAAGCAGCCGGTCATCACGATCAACCGCATCAAGCCGGCGGTGAACGGCATCCTGGGTGTGGTGGAGCGCGGCAAGTCCGACCCCCGCGCCTATCCGCGGACCCCGAAGGACGAGCAGAGCGCCGAAGTCGCCACCGACACGCTCCGCTTCATCTGCGACTTCAACCGCTGGTCTCGGATCAAGGTCGAGGCCTTCACCGACATGCTGGTCCCCGGCACGATGGCGGCGATTATCGAGGTGGACCAAGACCGCCAGATCATCACCCGCCAGATCCGCTGGGAAGAGTTCTTCGCGGATCCTCGCAGCCGCAAGCGCGACTTCAGCGACGCTCGATATATGGGCATCGCCAAGTGGATGTACGCCGACGATGTGGCGGCCATCTACCCCGACAAGCGAGATGACGTTGAGAGCGCCGTGAACAACGGCATCGGCGTCACCATCGACCAGACGTTCGAGGACCGGCCCGACCGCAACACGGGCTCGTGGATCGACAAGCGCCTGCGCCGCGTCCTCGTGGTGGAAATCTACGTCCGCGAAGTCGGCAAGTGGAGCCGCTGTGTGTTCTTCGGCGGCGGCGTGCTGGAGCAGGGGGAAAGCCCCTACCAGGACCAGAAGGGCCGCCCGACCTGCCCCATTGAGGCGCAGTCGGCCTATGTGAAGCGCGACAACAGCCGCTACGGCATCGTGCGCGACATGCGCGGGCCGCAGGACGAGGTGAACCATCGCCGCTCCAAGCTGCTGCACCTGCTGAACAGCCGACAGCTTCAGGAGAACCCGAACAGCCCGACCGGCGTCATGGACGTCGACGCAGACGTGGCCCGCAAGGAAGCCGCCCGCCCGGATGGCGTCTTGCCCGCCGGCTACATGGTGGTTCCGACCTCCGACATGAGCATGGGCAACGCCGAGCTGTTGCGCGAGGCCAAGTCCGAGATCGAGCGGATGGGGCCGAACCCGGCGATCCTGGGTCGGGAAAGCACCGATGCGTCGGGCCGCGCGCTCCTGGCCCGTCAACAGTCCGGCCTCGTCGAACTCGCCATCCTGTTCGGCGGCCTGGAGGACTGGGAGCTTCGGGTTCTGCGCCAGTGCTGGGCGCGGGCGAAGCAGTTCTGGACCGAACCGCAATACTTGCGCGTGACCGACGACGAGGGCGCCGCAAAGTTCGTGATGGTGAACGAGCCGGTCATGGGGATGCAGCAGGTCCCGCTCATGGACCCGATCACGCAACAGCCCATCGTCAACCCGATGACCGGCCAGCCCGTCATGCAGGAGCAGCAAGCCGTTCTCGGCTACCGCAACCGCCTGGCCGAGATGGACGTGGACATCATCCTCGACACCACGCCGGACACAGCGAACGTCCAGCAGGAGCAGTTCCAGGACCTCATGCAGCTTGTGGCGGCCAACCCGGCCTACGCGCAGCAGGTCCCGTTCGAAATGCTGCTGCAGTTGTCGGCCATCCCGCACAAGAAAGACCTGGTGGACCAGATCAAGGCCAACCGCGAACAAGCGATGCAGGCCCAGGCGCAACAGCAGCAGGAAATGCAGCAGATCGCCAAGGCCGGAGCCGCCGCCAAGATCGAAGTGGATCAGTCCACCGCCACCAAGAACCGCGCCGCCGCGGCCAATTACATGGCCGACGCGCGCAACACCGTCATGCAGGGCTCTTTCAACGTGATGGAGCCCATGCAGCCAGCCGCCGCCGGGCTCTAACGGGCGCTTCGCTAGCACAGGGGCGTGATCCTGTGACCTGCCGCCGGGGACCGGGCGCACCGTGACGCCGACGATACGGGCGACTTAGGGACAACATGGACAAGCTGGACTTTCTCGACGGGGAGCAATCCCCGGCTGACGACACTTCGCCTGCCGTTGAGGCTGCGCCCGCGCCGGATACGTCCGACGCCGGCCCGATCCGAGACGACCAGGGCCGTTTCGCGCCCAAGGCCGACGCGCAACCGGAGCCCGCGCCCGCGGAACTCCAACAGCCCGCGCCGGAACCCGCTCAACCCGCAATCCCGGCTGGATACGTCCCGCTGGCGGCTGTGGAAGACGAGCGCCAAAAGCGCCAGCGCCTCGAACGCGACTATCAAGCCGCGCAAGAGCGTCTGCGTCAGTTCGAAAGCCCGCCGCCCTCGCCTGATGACCCGGATTTTCCGGCCTATCAGCAGCAGCTCGTCGATCAGCGGATCTACGCGACGAACCTTAACTGGTCTCGCCGCATCGCTGAAATGCAGCACACCCCGCAAGTGGTCTCACAGGCTCATGAGTGGGGCTTCCAGCGCTGCAATGACGACCCGCTGTTCAACGCGAAGGTCGCCCAAAGTCCCGACCCCTATGGCCTGATCGTGGAGGAATGGAAGCGCGAACAGCTTCTGTCCCAGGTCCGCGATCCCGCCGACATCGACGCATTCCTGGCCTGGAAAGCCAGCCAGGGGGCGCAGCAACCCGCCGCAGGCCAACCGGCCACGGCTTCCCCCACACCGCCGTCGAACCCCACCCCGCGCCCGAGCCTTGCGTCTCTGCCGTCCGGTGGAGGCCCGCAATCAGGCGTCCCGAAAGGACCTGGAGCGGCGTTCGACGACGTCTTCAAATGAGGTAAGGTCCCATGACCGAAGTCACCCTCGCTTCTGCCCTCGAAAAGCAAAAGTGGATCAACAAGTACTTCTCCGAGTACGTCCGGCAGTCGCGCTTCAAGCCCTACATGGGCAAGGCCGACACCTCGATCTTCGTCGTGAAGATGGAGCTGCAGGAAGAGTCCGGGAAGACCATCAACATCCCCCTGATCACGCGCCTGAAGAACAAGGGCGTCGGCGGTTCCTCGTCCCTGGACGGCCGCGAAGGCGGGATCGGCAACTACAACTGCCCGCTGTCGGTGGACTGGGTCCGAAACGGCGTCCGCGTCCCGAAGTCGACCAGCTACAAGACCGAAATCGACCTCCTGGGCGCCGGTCGCAGCCTGCTTCGCCAGTGGTCGGCTGAGTCCCTGCGCGACGACACGATCTATGCGCTCATGCAGATGATCACGTCGGGCTCGACCACGGTCCCCTACGCCGAGATCACCGAGGACACCACCAACGGCGGCTACATGATCGCCAGCGGCTACACCCCCGGCTCGACCTGGGAGCGCTACGAGGGCGTCACCTGGACTTCGGCCACCGAGGCCAACAAGGACGCTTGGCTGGCAGCCAACTCCGACCGGGTGCTCTTCGGCGCCGCTCGGTCCAACAACTCGTCCAACGACCACTCCGCGTCGCTGGCGAACCTGGACACCACGGCGGACAAGCTGACCACCTCGACGGCCTCGCTCGCCAAGCGCATGGCCGGCGCCGCGAACCCGCACATCAGCCCGTACATGACCGAGGACGGTCGTGAGTACTACGTCATGTTCTGCGGCCCGCGGTCCTTCCGCGACCTGAAGCAGGACACGGCGATGCTCGCGGCCAACCGCGACGCCCGCTCCCGCGAGGGTGGCGGCATGGACAAGAACCCGCTCTTCCAGGACGGGGACCTGATCTATGACGGGATCATCTTCCGCGAAGTGCCGGAAATCCCGCACATCGTGAACGTGGGCTCGGGCGGCACGACCGACGTTGAGCCGAACTTCCTGTGCGGCCAGCAAGCGGTCGGCATCGCCTGGGGCCAGGAACCGACCCCGCGCACCGACTACGCCAAGGACTACGGGTTCCGCCCCGGCGTGGCCATCGAAGAACTTCGCGACGTCAAGAAGCTGGCCTTCAACGGCAAGCAGCAAGGCGTCGTGACGGTCTACACCGCGGCCGGCGCCGACAGCTAAGGCCAATCGGGGAGGGCTTAGGCTCTCCCCGACCCTCCATCAGAAGGACAGAAAACCATGGCTGTTGAAGCCCTTAAGGCCACCCAGCGTGGCTCCAGCGCCGCCGCCTCGAACGGTCTGGCGAACTCCGTGAAGTCCCTCGTGGCGACCGTGGAAGTCTCGGCTGCGGCCTCGGCGACCTCGACCTACGAGTTCTTCAATATCCCGTCGAACGCCCGCATTCTGGGCCAGTCTCGCGCCTACTGGGACGATCTGGCCTCGACCGGCTCGCCGACCCTGGACATCGGCCTGTTCGCCGTGGACAGCAACGTGACCGACGACGATGACGCCCTGCGCGCCGATCTCGACGTCACCGCAGCCGGCACGGGTACGTCGCTGATCACCGACATCGCGAACTATGGGAAGCGCGCCTTCCTGTTCGTGAACGGCCAGACGACCGATCCGGGTGGCGAGCTGAAGGTCAAGGCAACCATCAAGGACGCCGCGACCAACACCGGCGGCACGATCACCCTCGAACTCTTCTACATCGTGGACTGATCGACATGCGGGCTCGCTTCATCGGAGACCCGCAGCACGGGGGCGAGGGGCCTGAAAGCCTCTCGCTCTTCGGAGCGGAGTTCAACCGCACGGACTGGACGCTTGTCCCGCCGGCCGCGGAACGCAAGATCGCCGGAAACTCGCACTTCGAAGTTGACCTGGACGGGGACGGCGAAGGCGATCCGACCGTGCAGGAAATGCGGGACCAACTGGACGCCATGGGCGTGAAGTACCGCAAGAACGCCAGCCCGGAAGCGCTGGCGAAGCTGATCCTGGACAACCTGCCGCCGGAAGCGGCGGAAGAGCCGGCCAGTGACGATCTCTGACCTCATCAAGGCCGCGCTGGTGGAGCTGGGGATCTATGACCCCAACGAGGACATCAGCTCGGCCGAGGCGGATCGCGGCCTGATCGTGGTCCAGGGCGTCTATGACGACCTCTGGAACCAGGCCATGTTCGGTCGGATGACCGACGTCATCGCCACGGCAAGCGGCGATGCGGAAGAGTTCACGCGCGTGCAGGTGGGCGCGTTCACCATCACCTTGCCGTCGTCGGTGGATGACCCCAAGACGGGCGTCACCCGGCCTCCGATTGACCTGTGTCCGGTGGAGCTTGTCACCGAGGGCCAGGACCCGGCCCGCCACCTCTACGACGCCACGCGCGGCGAATGGGTCACGCTGAACGGCCTGGCGCTCACCGATGAGCCGCCGTTGAACAACCGGGGCAAGTTTGGGCTCACCTGTCTCATGGCGGTGCATCTGGCCGGCGCTCGCGCGGCTGTGCCGGTCACGACCCAACTCACCGCCGCTCG